TCAGTGCGAATCCGGATGTGCGGGCCAGACCACGGTAGCCGGATCACTGTAGGTTTGCGGGATGTCCCGAAGGGCCTGACGGTAGACTTTCCACAACTCATTGTCAGCCGGTGCGTCCGGAAGCTGAGTCCAATCCGATTGCCGCAACAGATTGTTTCGCTGCATTCGGATCTCTTCCCAGCTCGGTGTATGCACCGGCAGCTCGCATTCGACCAGCTGGCTGGTTTCCCAATCCCAGCGCCGCGTTAGATCGTTCTCGATCCACTCAAGATAGGTTGCCCTATCAACTTCGACGGCGCCCTTCGGAATGTTTGGCTGCCCCTTCCGATAGCTCCCAGTACGGCGTCCGTCTGCGTCAACGGTGACGAAATATTTCATTCCTTAGATCCCAATCGAGAAATAGTGAATCGAGGACGTAGCGCGGCCGGTCTGGATCTGCGTCAGGCTGAAAGGATAGGCCCAGATATTGGTCTGAAGCGAGCCCTGACTGCCGTCATTGGCCCAGGCGGCCAAGTGAACCGACGAATAGGATCTTGCCAACGTGTGGTTTGAGACCGGAGCCGGATTAGTGACACGATGCCACTGCAAAATGAGGCCATTGGACCACTCGATCCAGCCGGGAACGCCCAGTTGAGCGTCAACGATTGAATGCGCGTCGTCGCCATTGATCTGAAAGCCCTGCGCGTTGATCCTGCCACCGCCGGGATCGCCGCCGGTCGCGCCTGTCATGAACAGCCCGGCCCCAATCGTCGCGCGTGCCGCCGGCGGCGCGCTGCCGTTCTGAGACGTCTGAAACCGGATATGCCCACTCTCCATACCATTCGTCACCGTTGCGGCAACGCCTTCGATCGCTGCGTAAGCATGCCTGTTGCCGGCCGAGTCCTTTCCGACGAAGTGGACCGCCCCCAGGTCATCCAGGTTGGCCGGCGACGCGCTGTTCCGATGCATCTCCAGGACCGGCCCTTCCACCGCCCCCGAATCCGTGCTCTCAAGCGTTAGGGGGACGGTCGCCGCGATGCGCACGCTGCCATCCGCATCGATCGTCAGCAGCGTTTCCTTTGCGCTCCCGTCATCGTTTCTGGAGCGGATGATCAGGCTGCCGCCGTCGCTGACGATCTGGTAGATCTTCCTGTCCGCACCCGCCCCTTCGTCCTCCAGATGAAGAACGCCGGCCGTGCCGCCGATCAGGTTCAACCCGGCGTCACCGGCCGTTCTGATCGTCCGGCTGGCCGGATAGACGCTGGGGATCGACGGATTCCTCGCCCGCAAGATGCCGAGATAGATCGTAAGATTCTCGTTCACGAGAGATCCGGAATCCCACGCCACCTCGACGGTCGTGTCGGTGACGAAGCTGGAAGATTCGATGGTGCCGTAAATCGTTCCCGTCGTTGGTCCGACGGCCTTCACCCTCCGGCCGGGATGGTATTCTTCCGTAACGTCGGCACCGTTGATGGTGAACGTGGTGCCCGAAACGAAGGTGATCGCGTGCGCCCCCTCCCCATCGCCATAGATCACCCATTCCGCGTCGTTGTACCAGGACCGAATGTCGGCCTGGACCTGCCGCATGCCGTCGTTCACGGCGGACGGTGCCATGCCTTCGGGGAAAAGGGCGGTGTTGCTCGCCGGCGTCGGCGAGTAGTCATCGATGCCTGCCATGGCGGTCTTCTCCGGTTCCGAGAAAGGCGTTCGGGGGTACGGCCGGCGCCCGCGGCGCCGGATCGCTATTCAGAGGCTGAGCAAGCCGCCGAGGGCGGCGCCCACGACACCTCCCCACGGCCCCCCAATGCTCTGGCCCAGGCCGTAGCCGGCCGTCGCCCCGCTGAGAAGGCCCGGGCTTCGGGTCTCAGTGGTCGTGGCCGTGCCGCCGTAGTCGCCCTGGATGAAGCCCATGTACTGGGCCAGCTTGTTCTGGGGTAGCTGCTGATAGAAGTTGAACCGCGCGATCTGGTCGTTGATGAGGTTCTGGGCCATCGCCTCGCGCGCCTGCCCGACCGCGGCGAGTTGGCCGATATCGACATAATCCTGCTGCGCCAGCCCGGGCGCCGCCATTGCCGCCTGCTGCATGTAGGCCCGCTCATCCCCATAGTTCCGATAAGCAAGGTCGGCGGCAACGGCGCCGAGCTGCTCCGCCAGGTTTTGCTGGGCGGTGCGGTGGGCCGCGCCGTACAGGCCGGAGCCATAGCGTCCCGCCGCCGAAAAGCTGCTGTCGAGTCCCGGCGCCACCGCCGTCTGGTAGTTGCGGACGATGCCGCGCGTTGCGTTGTCGATCGCGCCCTGCAGATAGGGGTTGGCGCCGAGATACGCGCCGGACAGCGTGTTGCCGACCTCCGCGTTCGCCGCCGCCGTGAGCGGCGAGCCGGACATCGCCCGCGCCGCCTGCGCGTTGAGGGCGAGTTCCGTCTCCGGCGCAAAGGACGCAACCGTCGAGTTCGGGAAATAGCTCGGCCCCGGGGCCACGTAGAGCCGCTCCGCCTCCCGGAAGATGTTCTCCAGATAGGGCTTCTGCTTTTCCCATGGTTCCGCGACCTGTCGTGTCGTTGTGCTTGGGCTGTTGCCGCCTGGCATGTTTCCCTCCAGCCATTCGTTCTCGGCGGTCAGCTCTGATCGCCGACCAGCGAGAGGTCCTTCTCCAACATCACATGCGTCCGCCGGAAACCCGGCAGGACCCGCTCCCAGCCCGGCCGGCCGCTGGCCTCGATCGCGTCGCAGCCTTGCGCCCGTGCCCATGTCTCAATCGTCGGCAGATGCTCGAGGCAGGCCTCGAGCGCATTGCCGGCGCTCAGGAACAGGTTGCATCGCCGCCGACGGGGATAGTCGATGATCTCCGTCACCAGGACCGCCTCGATGCCGTCGTCGCCGTCGCCGCCGATCGCAACCCACAGCTGCATCTGCGCCCTCAGAAGAGCGGCGAGAACGTCCGCGGGGGCATAGCGCCCGCCGGCATGGCTCAGGGCGCGATCGACGAAAGGGCGAATTCGCGGCCACAGGCCCCCGATCTTCTCCGACCGGACTCCCGTCAGGACCGTGGTCAACGCGAGACCGGGCCCGATCGGCCGCCGCTAGGGCCACCAGGGCCACTCGCCTTGCCGCCCACCGCGCCGCCGCTCCGGTCCACGCCGCGCGCCCCTATACCGCCGCGACCGCGCCCCGTATTGGTTTCGTTTGAATTGCTGCCGCGCCCGTTTCCGCCACCCCAGCTGCCGAGCCGCCAGACCTCAGGCCGGGGTAGTGGCTCTTCCGGAAGCCCGCGCGGCTGAAACCAGCTCGGAGCGGTCAAGAACGACGGGTCGATGGAGGGTATGGCGTAGGGCTGCAGGCGATAGGGGCCGAAGCGGTTCAGAAAGTGCTGCGCCGGATCGAGCCCGAAGCCCGCGCCGCCGTAAGCCCCGGCCAGTCCACGAAAGCTTTCGCTGGGAAGTCGTCCGAATAGCATGGGATGCTCCTGATCAGGACGGGTCAAGAATTGAAGACGCCAAGGGCATCATGGTCCGCGCGGGCCACCGCGCGGCGCGCGCCATTTGCGGCGCAGCGGCGCACGCGGTGGCCCGGCCCGCCGTGCCGCACGGCGGATCCGCGTCGCGAACGCGTTGGGTCTCGCGCGGCTCGCGCTATCCGATGATGGCGTAGCCGAAACGTCGATCTGGCTCGGCGCTGTCGGTGTGGCCGATGACGAAGCTGCCGTTGGTCCGGGCCGAGACATGCATGCGACCGGCTGCTTGCTCCGCCGCTGCGCTCGCGGTCAGCGGCATGAAGAGGATCATGCTGGTCGCGGTCGCCCGCGGATCGGTGACGGTCGTCGCGGGTTGGTTGGGGTCGAGGACCACCTCTCCGGTGCAGTTGAGCTTGCCGAGACCGATGCGGTTGACGATCGCCGCGACCTGCCGCGGATCGCCGCCGCCCGGCGGCAGACCGGGGAAGCTCCTCATCCTGGCCTCCGTCGAGAGTCCGGGTGCCGTCGCACGGTCATCGGCGCCCCTCCGGTTTGGCACTCACCTCGATGCCCTGAATGTGTTCCCAGGCCGCCCCGGCAGGCAGATGGATCCGGGCGCGATGATACCGCCCGGCCGATCGGACAAGGCATTCCCCGTCCGGGTTGAGGGCGGCCGCCGCACCCCAGACCACGCCATCGATGGTCCGGTTGCGTACGCCGAGCCGCACCGACGGCCCGCTGCCCGGCGAACCGGCGCCCTCGACAATCGGCCGGACGGAGGACACCACGGCGCGACGGTCTGGAAACAACTGCGCCTCCCCCGTTTCGATCGTGGCGGCAAGCGCGGGTCCCGTGAACAGGTTCATGCGATGCTGCGTGTCGAACGCCGAGAGCAGGATCAGCCCGCCAGTCCAGCTGCGTGAGTCGAGCGAAAACCCGAGCGCATCGAGGCTGCTCGAGACGCTGTCCAGACCGTCCAGCGTATAGGACGCCTCCGACAGCACGGGATAGACGATTTCCGCTTCGATCTCGGCTTCCGACCACCGCCCGATCGTCCAGTTGTAGATCAGCAGGCGGTTCGGCGTGCCGTTGACGCTTCCGCTCCCCGGATAGCACAGGATGTACAGCTTGTTGATCGGATCGATTGCGGCGCTGATTCGGTGCAGGTTCCCCTGATCGACGCTTCGCCAGAAAAACCGGTCCACCTTCTGGTCCCCGATCGGCTCGACCCGTTGTCCGCCGATCAAGGCATAGAACCCGTCATTGTCGAGGAAGAACGCGGTCGTCTCGAAATGGGCGATCGATCCTTCGGCGACGGCACCCCGGTTCCGTGCGATCTCGTCGAACTGGAACACCAGCGGCGCGCCGACATAGGTCATGCGCTTGATCGAACGCTCCTGAAAGACGATGCCGAACTCGCCGCCGACCAGGCCCTGCACCCATCCGCCGTCCGGCAGGGTCTGGAAATCGGCCTGCGTCGTCGGGGAGGGAGACCAGGTCTCCGGGTTGTTGATGCCGGACCAGTGAACGCGGCTCGGAAAGCCGCTGATCCGGCCGATGACGACGAAGTCGCGGACGATCGCCACGAAGCGGCCGAACGGCGGATTCCCGCCGAGCGCGGAAAAGGCGGCGCTGCTTCCAAGATCCCATTTCTGCGGCGCGTCCACCCCGTTGACGGCGATGACGAGATCGCCGAACTGGCCGAAGCTCCAGCCCCCGTCGGCCGGCGTCCCGTAGAGGCCGCCCTCGGCGCGGCTGACATCGGCCCAGCTTGTGCCGTCGAGATGATAGAGCCGGTCGGCATCGCCCGCGAAGTTGAACACGTTCGCTGCAAAATCCCGCGTGGCGAAAGCGCCCTGGCAACGCGCCGCAAGTGCGCCGCTGTAAGGGACGAGCCCGCTGAGCGGCCGATAGCTCCCCGACGCCGGGACGACATTCGTGGCGCGCGTCGCCCCTGGATTCCCGAGGTCGGGCAGGTCCGGGCGAAACTCTCCGATCGGGATCATGTCCAATTCCCCAGTGCCGCTGGAACTATGGTCCACGGATCGCTTGCGGGGCCCGGTTCCGCCCAAAGCCCCGAAACCTCCGGCGCCTCCATCCATTGAAAGATCGCTGCGCGGCCGGCTGCAGCCATTGCTGAATTGCCCGCAAGTGCAATCGCGGCATCCAGGTTGACCTGAACGCGTCCGACCGCGCTCGCCCCGCCGCTCCCGATCGGCAGCGCGGTTGCCGTCGCCGGTACGCCGGACGCGACAAGCCCGAGCTGCCCTGCGCTGGATGCACCGGTCACGAATACGGTCGCATCGAGATTGACCTGAACCGCGCCGACCGCGCCAACCCCGGAAGCACCGGAAGGCGCAGCGACACCGCCGCTGGCCGTCCCCTCCACCGCGTCGGCGACGACGGCGATCCGCGCAGTGAGATCGATGTCGGCGGACCGATACTCTATCTCCTTGAGCGCCGACAGCTTTGTGAAGCCCCAGGCCGGCGCGGCGATGCCGAAGTAAAACTCGTCGTCGTAGGATGACCCTGCTTCCTTGACCGTCTGCTCGTCCGCCGGGAAGGTGTCGCCGGGATCGCGGAACCACCACACCCCGACCGCATCGGCGTCGACCTCGGAACTCAGGTCGATGGTCTCGAATTGCCCGGCCTGCGACGGCGCGTGCAGCGTCAGATTCGTGACGAAGTTGGCGTTGGCGGTGATCCAGCCGAGCAGGAACAGATTAACGCAGCTTCCGCCGACCCGCGCCTCAAACTGCTTGTTCGCGTCGAGCTTGACGATCGCCAGCGTGTTGGTCTGCCCGAAGGCCCGCCAGTAATAGTCATCCGTCGATCCGACGGCCCGGATACAGATCTCCGGGTGCGTCGTGTTGCAGCCGTTGTCGAGCGCCAGCACCGCCCCGATCGGCGTGTCGCTGCCGACGTGAGTGCTGATGTCCACCGTCCGATAGGTGCCGTCCTCGGTCGGCGTGACCTCGACCTCGTTCACGAGGCCGTTGTACTCATCGGCCAGCAGATAGCCGATCAGATAAACCTCGAGCGACGTGCTCCCGCAGTTGACTTGAAAAATGCCGTCCTCATCGACCAGCACGACCTGGTAGGCCTGCCAGCCATTCGCCATGTTGCGGGTGCGCGTTGTCGTCGCACCCTTCGGCCGCACTCCGAACGCCCGCGCCGCCCCGGTCTGGTTGGCGATGTGCAGGATCGCGCCGCGGACGTTGCCCGAATCCGCCCCGACATGGGCGGTAATGTCTACGTCCTGCCAGCCGGTGAGCGCCGGCGTGACGTTGACCGGGGTGATAGGCTTGGGCATCTCGTCGCCTGTTCGTTATCCTTTATTGGCCCGGGCGTTATCCATACGCCGTAGATTTGCGCTATATTTGTCGACGCAGGACGGAGACCAGTGAATGCAGGAAGTTGTCGCGCTCGTCATCGGGGCCGTTCTCGTGGCGGTTTTTGCCGTTATCGTCTGCTCCCATTACGTCGGGCTGTTCTTCGATTAACCGTCACGCAATCCTGATGATCGCGTTGGCCGCGTCTGCTGCTGGAAACTGGATTGTGAACGTTCCGCTCGAAACCGTCTTGTCCACGCCAAAGTCGAGCACGGCCACCGCCCGATTGCCTTCGGTCGCGTTGTAGATCAAAGCGCCCCGCGCAGTGAAACTGGCATCGGTCCAAGACAGGTCGGCGAAGTCGATCAGCGCGGTTGTGCCATCGCTGCTCGGGCCCAGCCGTGCCAGTGACTTGCCGCCCGCCGCGTACCCGGCCCCGCTGACCTCGCCGACAGTCGTATAGGTCGCTGTGGCGGGCCCCAGCGTCGCCGCCGAGGTGTAGAGCGCGATCTTGAAATCGTCACCGCCGGATTGGCTGAAATCATGGATGCCCTGCAACAGTTCGCGCTTGAAGCTGGTGCAAAGCGCCTGGACAATGGCCATGCACGGGTCTCCTTCGGATCGGTCGGTACAAGGCGGCGGCTATGCCGCCGGATTGACGGCGCCGGCTCCCGGGCGAGATTCGCTCTACAGACCGGGCGAGGCGGCGCGGACCTGAAGTGCCGAGCCGCCCCACTTGGCGCGGTCCTCTGCGGCCCTGGCCGCGCGCACGGCGTTCTCATAGGCGGCGCTCCAAAGCGGCAGGCGCTCGTCATTCATCAGAAACGTCGTGGCTTCGAGGAGGCTGGCGTAGAGATACACGTCCGGTGCATTGGCGAGCAGCCAGTTCGTCGGCTGACCCGCTGAGAGCGGATCGAACTTTTTGTAGTAGGCCATCTCGGCCTCGTAGTCGGCGTCCGGTGCGGGGCCGACCTGAATCTCCTGGCCGATGACCGTGTACACGGCCGGACGCCCGGTGCTTGATCCGGCCCAGCTGGCGTCGAGCTGCTGGGGCGTCACATAGGACAGCGTCGTCACGGGATTGGTGTTCAACCGGAAGCTGCGCATCTCCAGGAAACCTGGCGGCAGTGCCACACGGGGGCCGCTCAAGGTCGCGGTCGCCCGCGTCTCCATCGCGCGCAGCCGGAGGTCACGATGAATCCGCGTCTCGGCGAGCGAGATGAAGTCGGGGATGAACGGCGTCAGGGTCGCGTCTCCCGGCCGGGCGAGCCAGTTCGCGATGGCGCCCTGCAGATCGGTATAGGTGGCGAGAGCCATGACCACATCTCCCTAAAGCCGTCCCGGCGCGGTCCGCAGATAGCGGTACTCGCTGCTGTTCAGCTTCCGCTTGACCGCCGGCCAGTGGTTCCGATCGAACACGTCTATCCCCTCCTCGCTGCGCCATTTCAGGATGATGATGTCGGGAATTGCGGCCGCCCGGCGCATCTCCCGGGACGGCGACCATCCCTGGTCGTCGGCGTTCTGCAGCGCCTTGTTTCGTTCCAGGATCGGCGCCACGTCCTGCACGCTCTCGATGATTGTCCGGTCCGTCGCCGGATCATAGCTGTGGTACTCGAGCAGCCCCGTTGCCGGATCGAACCCGAGAATCCGTTTGCGCATCGATGGTCTCCGGGAATGTCGGCCGGCCGAAAGCCGCCTCGTCCACATCCGGCCGAAAGAAAAAGGGCCGTGGCCACCGGCACACGACCCCATCAAAGAATATTCGGATTATAGGCAAATAATCCTATAGCTGTCAAGCGGAAAATTGCGAACGAAAGATCGAGGATGACGGAGAGGCAGCATGATCATGGAGGGGAGCCTTCCCAATAAGGAAAGGGGCGGCTCCTGCGAGCCGCCCCTTCCGACAATTTGCTTTCCCGCTTACGGCGTTGTCAGATCGGCGACCACGCCCGAGGACGCCTCCTGCTTCGCCACGAGGGTGTACTCGGCGAGGAGCTGCCGCTTTTCGCTGTCACCCGTCTTCGACAGCGTGTGCTGTCGGAAGGGCCGCAGATAGGCCACGCCCCAGTACTCCGGGTCAAGCACCAGGGCCGAGCGGTCGCGGCTGAAGCGGCTCGCAACGATCCGATGCTCGCCGAAATCGGAGACGTAGACATCCGCCCCGGCGATGATCGTCGCCTGCTTCGTGCCGGTGTTTTCGCGGTACTGGGTCGCGATGCCGGAGAAGCCGGAGCCGACCGCCTTGTTCTTCGGCCCGACGATGATGACCGACGGGTCGCCGCCATTGCTCCAGCAGGACTGGATGACGTCCTTCAGGAGGTCCTCCGTATAGGCCCGCTCCGTGCCGTCGGTCGCGGCCGAAACGATCCCGGCGGCGAAGCCACCGCTCAAGCCGCCGGTGCCGCGGCTGACGTTGGTGGTCAGCCATGCCTCCACCGAACCCGTCTTGCGCGCAACGCTGGACGATCCCGCGGCCGAGGCCTGGTTGCCCGTCAGGATCGCCTCCATGTCGCGCTTCAGCTCCTTCGCCTTCTTGGCGATCTGGTAACTGAGCTCCGACTTGCGCCCGGCCTTGTCGGTGGCCTCCTGCGTGCCCGAGACCACCACGGTCTTGTCGGAGATCTGCGTGTAGTTGCCGACGCGGGCGGTAGGGGTTGCCTCATCCAGCGTGGCGTCGTCGCCTTCGATCACGGCGTTGTCCGTGTCCGGGCTGGCGAGGCTGTCGGTCTGCCACTCGTGATAGGTGTTCTTCGCCTTCAGCTTCTGGGCCATGGCGAGGAATGGAGTCTGGGTCGGGCTGAGATTGTAGATCACCTCGCTCAGATCCTCGCGACCGCCGATGGCGTCGTAGCTGTCGAAGGTGTTCGTCGGTTGTGCCATTGCGCTCCTTCTCCTAAAGCATGTCCTCGATGAGCCGGGCGGCGTCCTCGGTCCGTCCCGTGCTCTTGAGGCGTTTCATCAAGGCGGCACGCCGCGTCGCAGCCCGATCGCCCCGCCCCGCTGCCGCGCCCGGTGTCTGCACCCGGGGCAGCGCGGCCACCCGCTGCGCGACCTTGTCCTTCGACGCCATCATCCGGTCGTAGAGCATGGCCTTGCGGGCCAGGATGACGTCTCGGTGGTCGACGAGGCGGGCCAGCTCCTCGTCGCGATAGCCCGTCTCGAGCAGATAGGCCCGCAGCGCCGCCTTCTCGCGCGGCCCCTTCACCGGGTCGGCGAACTCGGGAAGCCGCTCGGCGAGCGCCCGGCGTTCCTCGGCCAGGTGACGCTGATCGGCCCGTTGCAGCTCGATCAGCCTTTGCCGCTCCTGCTCGCGCAGGGCCATCTGCGCCGCCTCGGCCTGGCCGAGCTGCACCGCCAGCGTGTCGTGGATCGGCTTGAGCTGATTGAACCGGACCGGGTCCTCGGCGGCGAGCCGCGCCCAGTCGATGCCGGCGAACTGCGCCTGCATCTGCTGGCGGAGATAGGGGATGAAGACGTCGAGCTCATGCGCGTAGCGCTGCCGTTCGGCCTGGGCGGAGGCGATCTCCTGCTCTGCGCGCTCCCGCGCCTGCCGGAGTTCGCGCCGCTCCTCGCCCAGGCGCATGGTCTTGCGCGTGTAGTCGGCGCCGCGCTGGTAGCCCTTGAGAAGCTCGGCGAGCGTGACCTCCTGCTCTTCGCCGTCGATCTTGACGGTGTAGCGGGGCTGTTCGCCCTCCTCTTCTTCGGGCTCGGTTGTGGCGGACGACTCCGCCTCGGCGGCGAGGTCGGTGTCGTCTCCCGCCTCGTTCTTGCGCTCGGTCGGCCCGTCCGTTTCAGAGGCCGTGGGCCTGCGCCGCCGGCGCCGATCGGTCGGCCCCAACACGGTTTCTTCGGCATCGAGCAGGCGCTCGATTTTCCGAGCGGCGGCGGGCAGGTCCAACGCCCGCGACGAGTCCGCGGGCGATTCGGGTGCAGTTGCCGGTTCCGGCGTCGCTGCGTCGGTCATGGGATAAACCTCGGTTTGTTGAAACAAGTGACCGCGGATGAAGGCGCGTTTCACCCCATCCGGCGGTCGGTCCTGCGGGTCCGAGTCGTGCTTGTTCGGCCCGCGAAGGATCGCGAAGCTAGGCAGAGCGAAGCGCCGGCTTCCGTGAGGGGGTATCGGAAAGCCAACCGGCTAGACAGGGTCGTCGAGTGGCCTTCCTCGCACCCTATGGCCCGCCAGCAGCCCTCGACCCTCCGCGTCAGGCGGCGCTCGTCGATGATCCTGAAAGGATCGTTCCGGCAGCTGGTATCCTCCGGACGGCAGTGCCGGGACCAGAGACAAACCGCCACGAAGCCTGGCTTCGAGATGCGACGTTCACCGGCCGATACAAACCCCAAACAGTAGAGGTCGCCAGGGATGAACTGCTGAATCCGCCTTTTCTTGGGGCAACCGGTCTTGCCCCTGCGTCCTGCTGCGCGGCCATCGGTAGGATCGGCATAATTGGCTGAATGAAAGCTGTTGCCGCACGCCTGACCTAGAGCGGCCGCCCTTCGATGAAACGTTTGTCAAGACAGCTCAATGCTTGAAGAGCAATGGGTGTGGCAACTCGAACAAACTCAAGCAGGATCGGTTCTTCGCCTAGCATCGGAAATTCCCAGTATCCGGTACTTGCCCCGCGTTCGTCGACAAAGATGACATGCGTAATGCCATCGAACGGCGAGGTGTAACCGACGTGTTCCGTGTACGCGACATCGCTCTCCGGAAACTCTATAGAAACGATGAAGCCTCCCCCGGGTATGTCAAATCCCTGACGCGACGGTGTCCATGGCTCCAACGTCCCGGTCCACAGGATTCGATCCTCGATCCCCAGCGTGATTCGTGCCGCGAATTTGCCGCCGTTCAGAAGCAACACTCGGTTCGTCTCGCAGTCGGTGAGGATTACAACGGCCGGCATCGCAGAAACCGCGAGCCCTGCTGCCAAGAGCACCATCAAAACCGCACGGTTAAGTCTCAACCACAAGGGCTCACCGTACAATATTTTTACAACCATTGATAGAGTACCCTTTCGATCGAGCAGGCGTCAACGACAAATGCAGCCGTGCCGTCAAGCCGGCTTGCCCAGGCTTTCCGTTCACATTCCGTTACGGTTCATATAAGGCCCCCCGAGAAAGATTCCGGGCCATTGCGGCTCGGGTGCCGAGGGCCCGGGCAAGCGGAAGCTCCGCGTTTGCAATTGCCCGTTCCGCAACGCTTCCAGAATGACCTCTTCCGCCGATCGATCCTTGTTTCTCGGATCAAGGGCCAGTCGCCGTCCGACGTTGTTGTTGAAGAGATCCATGAGTTGTGAGCCTTGCTTCTGACGTTCGTCGTAGCGCTCGTGGGCATCGCCAAAACTCTTGGCCGCCTCCGTTCCCATTTCGCGCGTGACGAGAAAGCTCCAAAGGGCGTGGCGGAAGGCGTCGGCGTCATTGTCATGCGCCACCGTGATATCCGGAAAGTGTCGTTCCACGGCCTCTTCGACATCCCTGTATCTCAGCCGCATCGCCCGGAGCGCATCTAGGGGCATACCGAGCGCCGTTCTCAGTTGACCGGGACCAGAGGGGTCGAAACGCAAGCCCCGTTGCATTGCATCGGTATCCACGATCTCGCTCGTCGGCGGGCCGATGTCGAAGACGAAGGGCTCGTTCGCTTCTGCGCCCGCCGGCTGCGCACCGGTCTCCACCGCCTGTGGACCTTCGGCGACCTGCCAATCTATTTCAGCGAAAAGCTGCTGCAGGTTCGGTCGCTCATATCCACCCACCGCATTCTCGAACCCGCGCCGGATCCGCGCCGCCAAGCCCTCTCCGCTGTCCTCGCCACGCCGGTAGACGATGCCGTCCGGGCCAAGAAAGGCGCTGCCTTCATCGACCGCCCCGCGCTCGCGGAATCGGCGCTGGTCCGCCTCGGGCAGCGGTTCCGCCGTCCGGTGCGCCTGCGGGTGTACGCGCTGCGCGAAGGCCAGCCGCTCCTCGGGCGAGCGCGGACCGTGCGTTAGAAAATCCAGCCCGTCCGCGTCGAGCGCCTCGCGGTAGAGCGCCAGCACCGCCGGCGGGATCAGATCGTCCTCGTTCCCGGACCGTGACGTCCGGTCCGGGATCTGACCCGCTCTCGCCGGCACGAACCCGGCGTGCGGCCAATCGGCGCGCACCCGCGACCGCTCTTCCCGATTGTCCAGGAGACCGGCGGACGGCCGGTATCGCGTGAAGTACGACATCGCTGAATCCCTTTGAGAAGGGTGGCGACGAATGCCGGAGCCGGCGCACTCGCCACTCTGAAGACTTTGGCCTCGTCCGGGGCAGATGAACTCAATCGCCCCGTGTGGTCTGGCGTTCTTCCAGCGCCGCCAGTTGCCGGTCGGCCAGCTTGCCGGTTTCCAGAACGCCGGTCAGATGCGCCTTCAACCGGCCGAGCAGCTTCACCATCAGCCACAGCCGCTCCCGCTCGCGATCCTGCCCCTCGCCGGTCGCGATCCAGGCCGCCCGCAGATTCCCCTCGACCGCTTCGAAGGCCTCGATCAACAGCGGATCGCTCAACAGGCGGCGGGCCTGCTCCCCGCGCGCCGAGTCTCGCTCCAGGTTCATGCCGCGCCTCCCCCCTCACGCGCCATCTTCGCCCGCATCGCCATCTCCTCCCGCTTCAGCGCGACCTCCGCCATCAGCTCCTCGCGCTTGAGCGCCAGCTCGGCTTCGAGCTTCGCCCGGTCCAGGGCAAGCTCCGCCTGTTGCCGTTCGCGCTCCAACCGCAGCCGCGCCTCATCGAGCTGCGCCCGCTGCCGCAGCGCGAGCAGCCACGGGTCCGGCGGTGCCTCTTGGGGCGGAGCAGCGGGCGAAACGGGCGGCACGGCCGCCGCGCTCTGCGCCGGATCGGTGAAGTAGGGATCGACCGACTTGAGCCCCGCGTTTTCCACCATCTTGGCGAGCGTGTTGTAGACGTTCTCGAGCGTGACCAGCGGCCCGTCCACGCCGCCCTGGAACCGGATTGCCTGGGCCTGGATGCCGAGCAGATTCTGCAGATGGACCAGCATCTGATCCTTGTTGCCCGTGCCCAGCCCGACATTGATCGTCAGGTCCATGGCCGTGTTCCACTGGCGCGGGTCCATCGGCACCCAGCGGTTGCGCAGGCGGACGATGCGGGGACCGTGCTGGTGCTTGCCGACGAGCTCCAGGATCTTGCGGAACAGGTCCTTCACGCCCGTCTCGGCGAACAGGCGGGCGATCAGCTCGATGCGCTGCTGCGCCGCCGTCATGATCTGATTGATGCCGCTCGCCGTCTTGTTCAGGCTGTTCGCGTCGAGCCCCTGATTGTACTTCGTCACCCCCGTCCGGTTCTCGCGGACGCCGTCGATGTATTCGAGCATCGGGAAGGCCTGCGCCGCGACCAGCGGCGTGTCGAGCGGCATCACATGGCCTTGCCCCGGAAGCGCCCCGTTCTTGAGACGCACGATCCCGCCCGGCCGGCTGGTCAGCATGTCGTCGAGATTGACCTGCTCGCTGATGACGTGCCGCCCGTTGTTGCTGAGATAAAGGTTGTCGAGGATCTGCCGCAGGATCGTCGATTTGATGAGCTGCAGGTCCATCACCAGCTCGGCGACCGACAGGCCGAAAAACCGGTGCGGCATGATGATCGGCGTGACCGAGACGAATGGCACGCCCTCACAGGCTTCGTTGTCGAGGATCTCGTTCGCCGCGCCGCCGACCGTCACCTTCCGGCGCTCGGCGATGCCGTCCCCGTCCCAGTCGACCTTGACGTAGCATTCCGTGATCCAGACCTCGCGCATGGCGCGATTGATCGCGCCGCCATCGCCGAAATCGGCCTCCTCCTCCGGGCCGAAGCGCGTCTGCCGTTCGCCGGTCGGGTCATCCTCGTCGGCGCTCGCCAGCCGTTCGATGACCTCCGGGTCGTACCCCATCGCGAGCAGTTCGGAGACCGTCTTTCGCACGCGGTGGCCGACGAAGGCCGCCTCCTCGATCGACCGCGCCCGCGGCGAGATCAGGAACTCCTCCGGCGGCACCGGCATGATTCGGACGCAACCATAGCGCGTCCGCCGCTTGACCACGAAGTCGTGATAGGTGACCGGGGCTTCGACCGGCAGCCCCTCCGGTCCGGCGACGATCCCGATGTCCTCATAGGCGCTGTGCTCAATGACCTCGACCTCGGGATCCGCGAGGACGATCTGCATCTCCTCGAAGGTCTTGCGCCGGTAGCTTTCCCGCGCCGTGTCCTCGCCTTCCTCCCACCAGACCTTGGCGATGCCGTTCTTCTGCAGCAGCGCGTCCTTGAAAAGGGTGTAGAGGATCAGGAATCCCGGATTGTCCCGGCTGAAGATCCAGTTGACGTATTCGGTCGCCTGCCGCGCGGCCTCCTCGTCCTCCGGCCCCGTCGGCTCGAAGCGCACCACCTCGTCGCCGGCAGTGAAGACCTTGAGCAGCGAGGGCAGGATCCACTCGATCGTGTCCGCCACGTCGGTCGATACGACGCGGCTGCGGCCCTCCATCTCGTTCCCGAACGGCTCGCCGAGATAGTAGGAGAGCGCCTTGCGCCGCTGCTCGGTCAGCTCGCCGCCGAGATGCCCGATCGCGCCGTCGATCTCCGCGGAGAGGATCGCCTTGAGTTCCGTTTCCGTCATCCTGGTCATCGCCCGGTCCTGTCCTTCTTCGGGTTGGAGCGCCGCTTCGGCGAGACCGTCGATGTCGGCCGGCCGCCGGCACCGGCGGTTTCGGCTTCCGGGTCCGGAGCCGCATCGGGCGCCCTCCGGCGCTCGAGCTCGGCCACGCGGCCTTCGAGCAGCCGCAGCCGTCTTTCCAGAGCGATGCTCATGGAATCGTCCTTTCCTATCGATGCTGATGGAAACATGCGCCGACGCCGCGAGCGCGAAGGAACGGAACGGCCCGGTTTCCGGCTTCACCTCGGGTCACGGCATCGCCGCAACGGGATCGATCTCGGCCCTGTCGACGTCGTCCGCCGCTCCGGGTGGCGCTACGAAACCGAATTGCCCTCAGCTTTCGCCGGAGGCTGCCCCTCGAAACAGCCGCCAGACCGTCCGCCCTGCCAGGAAGGCCAGATAAGCGATCATTGGAACGGAACCGATCCCCGCCGCAATCAAGACGAACGTGCCGAGATTGCGCCATTGAAGGTCACAGTCAAAGCCGAGCCAGGCCGACAGGCCCCGACCGTCAAAACGGCTGTAGTCGCAGAACACACCCTGCGGGTTGAGATCCAGTGCCGCATAGGTGGCGAGACCACCCCAAACCATGGCGGCAAAAAGACACCGGCGAATATGAGATAAATCCGCCCGGCACGCGCCGGCAGACACCGCTTCCACGATCGTCCCGGCTTCGGGCCCTGCGGAGCCGCTACGCTCATCGCCCTGACAAACCGGTGGGAACATCGGATTCGTCGGCCGCCCGGCCCGCTAAGTGCCGCCGCAGCCATGCCAGCAGCGCGGCAACTCCCAGATAGAACGCGACGGGCAAGAGGAAGACGACGACAACCAGTATGGCGTTAAAGACGACCAGCGGCGCCAGGTTGCCGAAGACGATGTTGCATTCATCGCCTTGCGAGACATAGTTTCCGCTTTCGCCCTTCGGGACATAGGCGCAATACGCTCCCTGGGGATTGTGATCCAAGGCCATACAGGCCGTCGCCGCTCCGGCCATAAGGCCGAGCAGCAGCGATAGCACGATGTAGCCCTTGAGAAGCAGTCTTCGAAAGCGCATCCGCCCAACGTCCCCCGATACTACCGCTGCCAATCCTTTGCCGCGTAAACGGTGGCCACGCGGGCCCCAAAGTCGCTCACCTGCTCCTTGGCACCAGAATTATATATTGAGGTTATTTTGCAACCGAAGGTTGCTCAAGCCGATCCTGAATGCGTCGCAGAAGAGTCACACCGGCACGAATGTTGTCCCTCGGATCGCTGAGATCGGCATCGGGCCCCGCCAGTTCTGCCCAAAGACTGGATTGATGTTCATTGGAAACAGGCTTCTGGCCAACCCAAGCCGCTCAGCAAGCCAAGCTCCGCCGAAATAATGTCCTTGCGCGTTCTCGACATACACGATGGCTTTCGCCAGGTCGGGGTCTACGCCTTGCCGCTGCACACCGGCGGGTCAAGGCTCTCGATCGGATCCGGAAGGTCGCCCGAAACCGGCCCGCGAGCCGCGACGGGCGACACGGACCATGCCGCGCCCGGATTTAAAGGCGGCGTGCGCCACGGATTTGGGTGGTGCGGCACCGTGGCTTCGGCTTCCGGGATAATGGGCGGTGTCGTCCATATCCCCGGCGGACGAAACCGGACCGGTTCGCTTGCCGCAACGAAGGGCAGTGCTCCCTCGATCAAGGCGGCGTTCTGACGGTATCGAGAACGGTTCAAGGCTTTCATCCCTCACACGATCCACCGGTTGTCGTACCGGATCGGTGCCGGCGCGCTTTCGACCGGCCGCAGGCCCACCGCGAGGTAGCGCAGCGCGTCCGCCGCGTGGCTCGTCCAGTCGTGCAGCGGCCGCGCCTTGAACGCCCGCAATCGGTCGTCGTATTCGCGCCGATATTGACGCAGCGCTTCCAGCCCTCGCGCACAGCGTTCCGCATCGATCCAGCAGCGGGGCAAGAGGTTGCGAACCGCCTGAATGCCGTCGTCCACCGGCAGGTTCGCCACCACCCGCGCCCGGATGCCGAGCCCGGCCAGGACCTCGAGCCGGCTCTTGCCGGTCCCGAGCTCCGTCACCCGCACGTCATGTGGCAGCAGATGGTCGCCGTAGGCATAAGGCTTCTCGCCCAGGAGCTTGGCGTAATGGTCGAGCCCCACCCCCGACGCCTCGTGGTAGTCGATCAGCCGCAGCTCGCGGCCGGCCTGCTGGCAGAACCAGATCGCGGTGGAATCGCCGACGCCGAGGTCCCAGGCCGTATGGACCGGCAGCGCCGGCTCCCACGGCACGCGCGTCACGCGCCCTTCGGCCTCGGCGGCGGCGATCGACTTCGCGTAATAGGCGCCCGCCACCGCCGCGTCGAAGCTGCATTCGAACTCCTGCGCGTATTCCTCCTCCGACATGACCGCCCGCGCCGCCGCGAGCTCCGCCGCGCCGATCACGCCGGTCTCGGAGGCCCTGAACTGCGCCGCGAACCAGCTTTCGTCGCGCGTCGCCCGGTCGTAGATCTCCCAGAACGCGTTGCGCCCCATCGGCGTGCCGATGAAGATCGCCCACCCTTCCCGGTCGGCGAGGGCCGGCCGGATCACCTCCGACCAGACGCGCGGATTCATCTGGGCGAATTCGTCGAGCACGACGCCGTCGAGATAGAGGCCGCGCAGCCGGTCCGGATCGTCGGCGCCGAACAACCGGATGCGCGCGCCGCCTGCTAGGTCGCAACGCAGCTCGCTCTCGTTGTGGCGCGTGCCAGGGATCGGCCCGGTGAACCGCTTCAGATAGTCCCAGGCCACCGTCTTGGCCTGCCGATAGAACGGCGCGATATAGGCGTAGCGCGGCTCCGGAAGCGAACTCGCGACCGCCTTCGCGATCAGCTCGTTGATACAGAAGACCGTCTTGCCGAACCGCCGGTGCGCCACCAGCACGTTGAAGCGCTTGAGGCTCCGGTGCAGCCCTGCCTGCAGCGGTCGCGGCTTGTAGGGTAGCTCGATCAGGAGTTCGCTTCGCCGCCCCATACCAATCGGATCACCTGTTCCGTTACGCCGCGTCCGCCGGTGGCCGCCCCATCCGCCGGTCCCGGTCCGGGCTTGCCATAGCCCCAGTTGAGCAGCGCGCTCGCCGCCGAAACCCGCGCCGCCGGCGTTGCAGCCGGGTCGTTCATCACCGCCGCCAGTGCCGCCACCGCCGCGGCCGCATGCTCGCGCGCCAGCGCTCGGACCGCCGGGTTCCTTCTGCGGCGTGCCGTCGCCGCCTTCGACGAGACCGACACCGCGGATGACTTGCCAGCGGCTTGCCCGGCGGACGGATCGGCGCCGCTCGCCGTCGTCCCATTGCGCTCACGGGGCGGCTTGACCATGGAGCTCCGTTTCGGATTCGGGCTCGGCCGAACACCGGGCCGTCAACGAAAAAAGGGGTCGGCGCTGTCGGCGCACGACCCCATCAAAGAATAAGCCGATTATCGGCTTTTATTCCTATTTCTGTCAACAGAAAAATCGCGACCGCTCTGCACGAGGCTCGGCGCGCGGTGCGTCTCCATGCGGCCGAGCCGACCGGACGAGCGGCCATAGCAGGCCACGAGAACGTCCAGCCCTGCCTTCACCGCTTCCAGCTCATGGCCATCGGCCCGACGAGCGGAGAGCGGCCGGCGCGACGCCGTGTCGAGGAACCGCGGCGGGCGCGCGAACACCACGAGGTTCTCGGTCGCGTCGCAGACCCGCCGGCCCGCCGCCAGGAGCCGGTTCTTGCCCAGGCGGAACAGGCTCTCGATCCGGGCCAGGGTCTCCTCCTCGAGCTCACGCCCGCCGCCCGCACCCGCCGCGAGCTGCGCGTAGATTCGATCGCAGGCGATCTGGGTCCGGCCGACGGCGCGGCGGTAGAGATAGGCGTAGTAGAACCCCGCCTCGTGCTGCTGCGGCGTTACGAGGCCGCGGGCCAGCATCAGGCCCAGCGGGTGTTCGGTGAGTGCCGGGTCGGCACCGCCCGCAAGCGCCGCCCGATGCGCGCGCAGTTCGGGCGTCCCCTGATCGACCTTTGGCCTCTCGCTTCTTGGCCGCCCCCGCCGGCCGCTTCGCCATGCCTTCATTGCGTCTCCTCTCCAGATTACCGATCCGGCTCGATGATCACGATTCGTTCTCTTCAAGACCCATGGCCCAGCGCTTCGCCCATTCCAGCAGCCACAGCGCCCGCTCGGCGGTCATCTCGCTGTTGATGACCTCGAAGTTCCCTTCGGCCGTCACGCCCAACGCAATCACCTGCTCCCACTCGACCTTGCCGATCTCGGCAACGGCCTGCTTCGGGCGCAGCGTCTCCGAGGGCGGGAAGGCGATCACGCGGCCCACGGTCGTTCCTCCGCCCCACCTGCGGCGCGATGCCGGCCTGCTACCACGCCGTGTGCCCTTTCGTCACGGCCGCGCCATAGGCCCAGTCATCGTGCTCCTTGCAGGAACCGCAGATCCGCTCATGGCTGCCGGCGCTCGCGAATGACACGCCGCAGAACAGGCAGGCCCGAACCCGCCGCGGCGTTTGTCCGGTGGCCGGCCGCGGCTTTAAGGGAAGAGTGGAGGCCGGCGGCGTCTCGAGTCTCGGAGGGTTCTGGCTTGACTGTCGCGTGGTCATACGCGACTATTATGCTTATTCCGTTTAACTGTCAACCGTATTTTGCGTATGAACCGAAGGGACCCTGATTGATGCCATGACCGAGGTCTCGGAAGCCGCCCGGCGGCTCAAGGCGCTGCGGGAACGCTCGGGACTGTCCATGCGGGCGGTCGCCGACGCGCTCGGCTGGACGCTGACGCGATACCAGCACTACGAGGACCGCTACAAACGCCCGTTCCTGCCGGCGGATCTGGCCTACGCCCTGGCGGAGGTCTTCAAGGCCGAAGGGGTCGACCCAGCTTCGGTGCTCGAGCTCGCCGGGATCGGATTGGCGCCGCCGCCCCAGATGGGCGGAGCGGGCACGGGCGCGCCCAGCGAGTTCCGGCTCGGCGGGCCGGTCCCCCTTGCCGGTCCGGTCCGTGATCTGCCGGTCATGGGGGCCGTAAAGGGCGGATCGGAAGGGTTTTACTTCAATGAGGGCGAGGCCAAGGAGTTCGTTCTCCGCCCGGCCAATCTGGCCGGGGTCAGCAACGCATTCGCCCTCTATGTCTATGGCGACAGCATGGAGCCGCGCTACTTCGCCGGTGAGATTCTGTACGTCAACCCGAACCGTCCGATCACCCGGAACTGCTTCGTGGCGGTCGAGCTGAACGACGGTCAGGGCCTGATCAAGCAGTTCGTGAGCCGCAGCGACACCACCGTCGTCCTTCGCCAGTTCAACCCGCGGAAGGAGATCCGGCTGCCGGCCCGGGACGTGAAGCGGATCTACCGGATCACCGGGTCCGGCGAAGCCGGCTGAGCCCGGCGACCCGATCGAAGGACGTGCTTCCGCGTTGCCATTTTACGCAACATGCGTTACATTCGGCAGCGGTTTCACCCGGCACTGCGGAGGGCAGCATGGCGTTCAGATCCCGCGAGCTCAGCGTTCTGGCCTATGCCAACGGCTTCACCCTTTGGCACTATCGCACCGATGATAGGCTCGAGACGCTGACCCGTCGGCCGGGTGTCGCCGGTGGGGGCTATTTCGATGCGGCGCGCGAGATGCTGCGCAGCGGCGACCAGATCATCGTCAACCTTGTCGAGGACGGGCGGATCACGGTCGCCAACCTCGCCGTGATTGCGGTCGGTGGCGCTGGCTCCGTCGAGGTGACGACGATCGGCGCCTCGCTCGAGAGGCCGGCGAGCGGTGGTGCCGCCGCGGCCTGA